TATTGCCATAAATTAGTTAGTAAGAAACTCCCTGCATCAATGGATTAGATGAAAATGTAGGGGAAGAAAGACCATTAAGTTTTGAACCGCCCATAAACTGGTCAAAAGTTGTGACATTGCCAGCACCGACCCCAGCACCTGCATTTCCAAAATTAAACATATTAGGGTTCTGCATCATCATAGAACCAAACTGACCAAACGAATTAAGCAGTTGCTGTTGCTGTTGCATACCCGCTCTAGCCACAGCCATATTATGTTGATAGTTCATTCCTTGTGCCTGAGTTCCAAGTTGTGACTCTGGCTGGAATATCTGAGGCTGGTACTGACCAAGCATTTGATTGGCTTGACCCATGAACTGACCGCCCATGCCTGCCGTGTTCATAGCACCGCTGGCAAATTGCAACGCTTGTTGTTGAAGCCCAAGTTCTGAGTTCATAACATTGCCAGCAAATTGTCTGGCTCTATCCTGTCTTTGTAAACCTAGATTGTAGTTGGAAAGAACGCCAGCCGCAACTCCCTGTCTTCCGCTAAGGCCACGCATACCCATAGCCATATTAGCATTCTGGAATGCTATACGCTGGTCATCCGCATTAAGACCAGTACCAGCATTCAAGTCTGCTTGTGCCTGCCCAAGAAGTGTATTCTGCATGCCTTGGACGCTTTGTGGAACAAGGAGGTTTCTTGACGCTCCAGCAAGACCACCAAGCGTGTTCATGTATGTGTTAGCCGCATTCTGCTGAACACCAGCAAAAGCCGTGTTTGCTTGATTAAGCATTGACACATAGCCTTGCGTTCCGTCACCACCATAAAGTTGACGATTAAGAGTCTGCTCTTGAAGACCTTGATACCTAGGTCTAAACTTACCCTCCAAATCAAGCAACCTTCCTTGGATACCCTCTTGAGCGGTAAGATTAGTGTTCATTATCTGGCTATAAGAAGGAGGTTTTTGAACCTTTTTTTTCTTTGAGCCAAACAATCCACCAATCAAAGCCCCAACAGCCATTCCAACTGGACCGCCTACAGCACCTATCTTAGCACCAAGGGCATAACCTCCCACAGCACCAGACATTGCACCAGATGCGGCTCCGCTTGCACCACCTCCTACAGAATCGTAATCAGACATAAATTAATCAAAAACTAGGACATCGAAATCGACATCGGTTGAACCACCAGAACTACTGAAAATTCTGTATTGTGCTAGAACATAAAATGAAGATGATGTTCTTATTCCATATTCACCCATAGAAACACTAGCATTTCCATCCCATTGTGTTGAAACCGCAGAAATAACATAGTTTGGCGATGACATTGGAGTTGTGAAATCAATTCTGTAATAACCAGTTCCAAGCCTAGTAGCGGAGCAATTAAATGGGGCTCTTCTTGGGACAAGGTTAGTGCCATCAAACTTCCAAGAACCGCTGGCCTTTAAAGAAGGATTTGATTGAGCAACAGTAAGCGTTCCATTGATGACAACATTTCCTTCAAATGTTGCTGGTCCATCAACATTGAGTTCAGCATGGTTAGTATATCCAGTAGGATTAGTTATATCAAGTTTGCCAGAAATTCGTGCATTACACCGACCTTCACTTGGTGCTGGAGTATAAATGTCAAAGTTTTTTGTAGTAAATAAAACCTGATTTAACCAACTGCTACCAGTTGGAGGGGCTCCAGTATATGCATCATAACCAAAACGCATTTGAGGATATATTCCACTTACAACAATGTTTGTCTGCCTTAAGTCCATCATAGGATATGGGGCATAAGGGCTAGGGTCAGTTTTATCTGCAAGTGTAAGATTGTCTATCTGAGCAGAGTCAACAGAGAGATTATCAACATTTATCGTATCAGAGTTAATTGTGTCAGTAAACTGAAGTTTAGTCTGCTTAAACAAACTACCAGCCTTACCGATAAGCAATAGGTCTGTGTCTGCTGTTGCCGAATTTGCTGTCTGTTCTGCAATAGCACCACCAACAAGTTGTGCATTGTTTACATGCTGGTTAAGATTGCCAGCCGTGACAAGAGAGTTTGCTCCTGTACTAGTATAATTAAATCCAGATGATATTTGTGACATATTTTATTCCTCGTTTTTAATTGTTCTTCCAGTTTGTGTTGCTTCAACAACTATTGATTTTATTATTGGTCTTCCAGAGAGAGTGGTTAATTCGATATCTAAACCTACTGACACTTTTCTTACTGGGAATGTTCGTGTTTTGTTTTCAGCCACCGATGTGGATGCTATATCAAGAACGGACGAAGTGTCTGGGTTGTATGTTGATATTGATGTTTGGACAGTACCAAAAGATTCAAAATCAAGGTCTGTTGCTATAGATGTAAATCGCTTCTTCTGAAGAGTATTGAATGAATACCTTCTTGTCAAGGCGTATCCTCTAATCGTAGAGTATTGATACACGCTGGGTTCAAGATAAAAACTTAATGGTATACCTTCTGGTATCTCTGGATTGTCTGCCGACTCTGGGATATATGGGAAACTCGCAAAAGACGGAGCGGAGGTTATGTCTCCAAACTCATCGTTTTCAGTCTCCTCTGACAGATAAATTCCATTGTTCCTTGTCCAAAACATCATTCTATTGACAGCACCACTCGTTCCGCTTTTTGTAATAACAATTCCGTCCGCATTAAATTGAGTTGGGTAAGTGTCAACAGACTCCCACATCTGGTTTGTCAAATTATAAACAAGAACATGGGTGTTGTATTGACTTCCGTCCAAAGGAACTGCCAAATAGTATCTACCATTGTAGACTGTTGCTACAGCCTTATGCACATAGTTCTGGTTAATTCTGTCTATGTACTTCTGTATCTGCGTGGACATTGGAGCCGTGTTTGCGAGCAGATTGGCATCCAACTGTGGCTCAAGCCTATATACCCCCCTCTTAGACAGAAAGAACACATATCCAGACACATTGGCTATGCTGTTCTTGGCTAGGCATCCGATATCAAAGGTCAAAGACCGAACATACGAATCCGCAAGAACTATGTCTGGTGTTGAGGTATTGTCAGCAAACTTTGCTGAGTATATGCTATTGTCCTTGAAAACAAGTATTTCATCCTTAGTCCAAGGGTGGAATCCGACTATCTTTTGCTCATCGCCTTGGTTTATTGTCAATGCCTGTATGGTTAAATCAAACACCCAATTGCCATTAGCATTTGGCAAATAATCGGAAACAGCAATTTCATCCCTGCTGTATTTGCAGTATATGCGGTTCTTGTGGTATATGGCTGTGCTTGTAGGCGGGAAGTCGCAAGCCGTAGGAGATGTTCCACCAACTATAGTCCCATCAATAACCCCTTGTTTGACAACGCTTACGGAAGTCCCATCAAAAACAAGAACAGGCTTTGCCACTTGAATGACATATCCAGACTGACTTCCGCTATGCGGGGTAGTTATGTTATATGTGAAAGAAGTTGAATTTGGAACTGTTGCTACAACAAAATTATTTGTGCTTGTAGGACCACTCCATTGAGTGTGTGCTGTTTCTATAACAAATTCATCACCAACAGCAAGACCATGTGGAAGAAGTGTTTTGACTAAAAGAGATGATGAACTTCCGCTGGTATGAACATTTGCCGATGTGGTTGCTGTAGGTGCTGATATATATTTTGTTGGCTCACCTCTAAGAATGTACAACTTATTAACAGCCTGCAAAACCTGTATAGGTCCAGTTAATGATTTTCTATCAAGCGGAAACGAATATCTAGTTCCTATTGTTTCCGTAATTGGGTCAAATAATGTAAGATAATTGGCAGATGTTACCCCATTGTAGGATATCAACGCAATCCTTTCATCTCCATCTGAATTAATATAAACTCCAGCACCTATGACATTGCCAATGTAAGAGGCATCCGCAGGGCTAAGTAACCGCTCAATACCCTTGCGGACTTGCAGAGTTTGCAGGTCTAATCGGATGTTCCTTCCGTCTTGAAGTACACCCGCCTTAAGGGTTGCTGGGTTTGCTCTAGTATCTATACCTATAAATCCAGCGTCTCCGTCAAAATTACGCTGTCCGTTAGGCATTAGATTTTAAAGATTGCCAAGTAAATGGATTTTAACTTGTCAGAATATCTAGCACCGACATAAACCCCGCCAAGAAAAGTGACTGTAGCAATAATTAAGGTAATCATATTATTTAATAAACCAAGTGTCTGCGGCAACCTTGATTAAGGTGCTAACGCCATCAAGGAGTGTGTGACTCCCACCTGCCACTCCATTAAGAGAAGCACTACTCATAAAAGTAGTAACAGTAGAACCAGCAGGAGAACAAATGAAAAATCGTGTTCCAATCGGGAACGAATAAGTAGAATCCGAAGGAATGCTAATAGTGTAAAAAGCCGTTAGTACATGAAGAATACGACCATCAGTAGCACCAAGCGTTAAGGAAGTGCCAACACTTGTAAGATTTTCTTGAATGCCGTATGCACCTACTGATGTGCCTCCTCCAGAGCCGTTTTCCATACGCATGGTGTTTGCTGTGGAGTCATACTTGAACGAGTAGTAACCAGAACCCATCGAGTAACCATTAAAGTTGCCAGTAAGGTCAATGTTTGTTACTGACGCAGGAGGAACAACAGGAATTGTAAAGTCTTCCCACACATTTCCACCACCTCCAGCCCTACGAGCATAAAGCAAACCTGTACCCGTTGGTGCATCTGAAATGCCACCACCGCCAGTTACAACAGCCCAAGCCGCATTCTTACGAACATACTCAGAGCCGTCAGAAGGAGCATCAGTAAGATAAGAACCAATGGGCTGATATGTGCTACTAGCCGCAGAGGTAGTCAAATACGAAGTCATCCCAGAAAGCGTCTGGTAGGTGCTTGAGGCAGTTGCCGTAGTCAGATAACCGCTGATGGAAGCCCCAGCAGGGATGGTTACAACCCCTGTGAAGGTCGGACTTGCTTTAGGGGCATAAGTCGTGCTTGCAGAAGAAGTGGTTAAATAAGACAGACCGCTGATATAACTGACTGTGGTAAACGGATTAGCCGATGTAGGGCTAGAACCGCTTGTGATAGCACCAAGTTGCTGGGTGGAGATTTCGTTTCCAACCTCAACAACATTAGTGGGTATTTGAACCCCGACTGAGATGCTGATACTCATTACACTTCAGAGTAAGCAACATGGATAAGGGTCGAAGCGGCTGTTGCAAAAGCACGAACAGGACCATTGTAGTTATCCAGCGAAATGTTTGAAAGGGGTGGTACAAGGATGCCTTGCGTACCGCTTGTATTTAAAATGATTTCGATTGATGCCGTGGCTGACTTGTTCTGAACTGTGACAATAACTCGTCTTGAGGATGTCGCATTAGCCGCAAGAACAGTTGTGATGGCGGTTCCAATCGTGGAATCCGCTTGCACAAACGACTTTAGAATCGGTGATGATAAGGAGATGTTTGACATATTAGTATGATTTTATGAACTTAAATTTAGGGTACTGACCTTGCTGTCTGATTATCTTGTCGATTTCTGCGTCAAGGAAAGCCTTGGCTTCCGCTTCAGCAACATTGGCAGAATCGATTTGTCCCTCCGAACGCAGGTAGTCTGCGTACACAGCCCTAGAAAGGTATGGTCCAAAGATATATGGAACCTTAACCTTTGTCCAGTTGGTGGTAGAAGTTTCTGGGTTGGTATTAGTGTTATTGGAAATACACTCGTAGAAGTTGGCTGTAAAATCCTTGCCGTCTACTGGCTGTAATGTGCCGCTATTTGAACTAGAGTCAAAGTAAGCCTGTGAGCCTACCGAATAGGTCGTAGTTGAGTTCCAAGGGTTTCCCTTAAACTCTGGCGGGACAGTTCTGTACTCGACATAAACCCCCTCCGTATAACCACGCAGGATGACCAAACGCTCCTGTGTGTCCGTAACCCAAATGTGGAAAGGGATAGACATAGCCCTAGTCCCAGAAATAGGATTTCTATCCCAGACCCCAAGCACTTCCCCAGCATCCGCTGGCTTGACCACATAGGTCACATTGTTGGCATCCGTGACAGTAGATGCCGATGTATATCTGATGATGTCTGGGAACCTGTCATATTCCCACGCATAACGCAGTCTGGCAGACGCAAAATCTCGCATCTGCCGAAAGGTCTGCACATTAAATTCGTCCCTATCTAACCCGCACAATTGTAGTGCGTCAGTAAGGATTTTATTAAAGTCTACTGTTCTCATGTAACAAAGCCGTCAGCCGTAAACACGGCTCCTCTAACGACTGTCTTTTTTGCGTAATTATTAACCGCAACTGCTGGATTGTCTCTTTTGAATTCCTTAAGGAACTGCTTGTCATCCCAGCATTGATACCCAAGACGCTGACCCCAATAGTGGTAAGCATCCAGAGGTATTCTAGCAGAAAGAGAGCCAAGGCCATCTATCGTATTGACTTCATTCCTATAGCCAAAACTGGCGAGTTCTTTCGCCTTGATAGTAGCCTTGACCTCGTTGAGCCGCCACCCATTGATTAATTCCCTCTCCATCTCCTTGCGAAGATGGGAGGGAACCGAATCAGCCAATGACTGGAACATGTCATCAGCCATACCGCTTACGAGGCGTAGTCGAACTTACCAAACGCCAGAGGATTCTTCACGCAGAGTGAAGCGATGGCGTTGATGAGACGAGCAGGTCCACCACCATTGTCGGTGAGTTCCTTGATTCCAGCGACAGAACCACCATAGCGGATTTCAATGAGTTCCATAGGAATCACATAGCCGCAGAAGTTGTTCTTGAGGAACAGGGAGGGGTGCAGACGAATCTGTCCGAAGTCACCTTCAAAGATGTCCACGGACGAGATGTAGGACGAATCAGCACCATCACGATTGATGGTACGGATTTGAGCCTGCGACTCAGCACCACCAGTTGAGCGGTTGGTGTAGAGCAGGTTGGTGAACTGTCTCTTGAGGTTAGGACCGACAACCGCATCGTAGGAGCGATACTGACCTGTCTGGCTGTACATCGAGGTGAGGATGTCTTGAACAGTCAGTTCAGTAAGGGTTGAGGAGGCGGTTGTTGACTCCGCAGTAGCCGTAGCGTTACCAGCAACCGATGAGGCTGGAGTAAGGAAGGCCGTTGGGACATCGAGGTAGTTGTCGATACCGACAGGAGAACCTGTAGTTGTCTTGACTGAGCGAACCCATGAGTCAAGACCACGGCTGACATAACCCTGCGTTGAGCCGTTGTCGGTCTTAGGCAGGTTGTATGAAGCAAAGGTTCTTTCCATGTCACGCTTAAGCATGGTCATGCCCTTGGAGATGTTGTTCGCCAGTTCATCCTTAACACCAGCGGTGACCGCAATGTCGATGGTCAGAGGTGACACACGGACTGTCTTGCGGAACTCTTGGATGTGGTTGGATAACTCGTAGCGATACTGAGTTGAGCCGTCCTTAACAAAGTTAACTGGGTCGGTGGAGACATTGACATCCGTACCATCGACAACACCAGTCGTGTTAACGACAGCGTTGGGGAGGGAGTCAACCTGCCAGCGGAACCAAGTATTGCCAGGTTTTGCGGCTTTTGGAATCATCGATGTAAGGGGAGTATCCTTAGCATCAACGAGGGAGATGAGGTCAGCGAGGGCTTCCCGCTTACCAGAGACGATATTTCTTTCTGTGAGACTTGCCATAATGATAATATGATTTGAAGTTGGACGCTTAGATGAATTGCTTCAGTACTTCTGCTAGGTCTGAGGAAGATTTAGACTTGAGGAACTTAGAAGTGGCATCCCTAGCATTAGCGTCCTTACGGCTAGATGGATACGAAGATGTTCCTGTGGGCTGAACTGGTGCTTTCTGAATCTGGCGTTGCTTATTACCTTCTCTGGCTTGCATGCCTCGGATGTAATCTCCAACAACCATTTTGAAGTCTGGGAACTTGGTGATTTCTGGAAAAGCCTTAACAAAGTTATTGGCTATTTGCAGTTCCTTAGAACTGCGGTCCTTATACCACCGATATTCAGATTCTGCGACCTTATCCACCTGCTCCTTGGTAGCCAGATAATTGGCTCTCTTGGGCAGATGTTCTTCAAGGGCATCCATAGCGTTGAGTTTGATTTTTCTGACATCTTCTGTCGAATAAACTCGCTCATTGCCGTTCTCCTCGGTAATCACAACTCCGTCCGCATTTTCCTCACACCATCTACGAACTTGTCTTGCTTGGGCAATCTCTGCCTCGATTTCTGCACGACTGTTCAGATTAGAATAAGGGTTTGCTTGGTCCTTGTAATTTCTCGGAGTGGACTCTTCCTTTAGTTTGCCTTCCAGTTCGTTCAACTTTGCCTGCATCTGTTCCAGTTTTGCTTCCGCATCCTTTCGCAGGGCAGTCAGTTTGTTGATTCGCTTTTGGACATTCTTGGGGAGTTCCTCCTTGTCAGCGTCTACTTCCTGTCTTTCGCCATCCTGCTCGTCAGATTGGTCGGAATTTTCATCCTGCAATCCATCCTCGTCAAGGTGGTCTTCTGGTTGATTTGTCTCGGATTCGCCAGTATCCGTTCCGCTATCATCAATAAGCGAAAAGTCCTTCATAAGGATATCCTTTAAGGACACTTCATTGAGGAGTGATGACTCCTTGATAGATTCGGCATTTGAAGCCTCTGGGCTATCACCAGTATTATCGTTTGTATTCATGGTTAAGGTCCAAGTCCTGTTGTTTTACAGAGTTTATAGTTCTCAGAAACTTAATTCGTATAAACACCAAAATCGGATATAGTCAACATGTTCTAGTTAACTTTTTCGATTTTATAGCATTTTACCCCTATTTAAGGCTAGGGTCATCTGCCCAATTGATGTTTGCAATGTCTAAAGCCTTCTTTCTCTCGGAAACAAGGACTTCCTTTATTTCTCTGATAGCATTGGCTCTTCCGCATTGATGAACACGCTTCTCTCCCTCGACATTCGGGCTTAACGCCATCTCTGTCTCAACCTTAATGTTATTGTCAAGGATTGAGATGATGTTATCCCATAACTCCTTTGGTTTACCATCAATAAAGGCGTAAGCATTCAGATTATATACTGGTTCTGGCATAATTATTGAATATTTTGCTGTTGACCCTGTTGCTCTTGAGCCGCCTCATACTGAGCCTGCTGTTGCTCCTGCATAAACTCATCAGAAACAGGAGTAACCCCAGTTCTGCCAATCTGAGCATTCTGCTGTTGCTGTATTGACATTTGCAGATTCTTAGCGTAGTTTTGGAAGAGGGCTTGGAAGAACTGGTCACCCTGCAACGCCTGCTGTGCCTTTGGATTCTTCTGGATGATGTCTTGGGCGTATTGCAGTTTGGATGGGGCTGTAGGGTCGTTTTCGGTGTATTGAGCCTCTAGACCCATTAACATCAACGCAATGTCCGTCTGGACATCTCTGTACATCTTCTGGGAGGCTGTGGCTTGGTCGATGATGATATTCTTGGCAATGTCTGGCGAAATAGCCTCAACAAGTAGTGCGACCAACTTATTTCTGTCGATAGCACCACCTGCGTCCATCGGAAGAACAAATTGACTGATGGCCTGCATCTTTTTCATCACATACTCGTTGTCCAAGTCTCTGACATCAAACTTGACCTCAAAATCGAACTGTGAAGCGATATCCGTGATGTTTTGAGGAAGAGCAACAGCGGTAATACGCTCAAGTTCCTCTGGAGCCATGTACTGCAAGCACAACTGAACAATATGAGTATAAATTTCAGCCCAAACTGTAAGCCAATCATCAACTATTGACTGTTGTATAAGTTGTGTCGTTGTTTGCGGAACTAATTCATTTGAGATGCCAAAATACATTGCCGCATTCTTTTCGACCTGCTGAATGATGTTAAAGGCAAGATTTGGCGTTCCAGCAGGCGGTTCCATAAACCTAAAGTCATCTGGTGACATAATAGGCACTTGGACGGCTGGACCAATCTTTGTAAGCCCTTGAGCCCTACGCTTGACTAGGATTGGCGGGAATGTTTCGACTGAGGTTCTGTCACGCAGAGCGTCATGCTGTGCCTTCATCTCAGCCTGCTCAGTCATCAGAATCTCTGGGATACCTCTGCTCTGATTGATGGACTTTCTGATGTATTCCTTGCGATATGGAACGAAAGGATACTGGTTATGGGCATACCCAAGTTTCTTGTGGATGAAGAATCCGTCTGAGTTGGACTGTGGGGTGAAAGCCGTATAGTAGATGCAGGGAGTCCCGCTTTCATCTATCTGGCGTGTGTATGCGTACACGACCTCGACAAGGTTATTGTTTCTGTACTCACGATTGTCCAATAGCATCACAGGAGGCGTGATGTTAGGGTCGTTGTACCAAGCGGTCTTGCCAGCGGTATTAAGAGCCGTCTCGATGTATTGCTCATCCCATCCGTCTGTTCTGACCATAGAAAGAATCTCTACTTCTGTCATATATACTCTTCTAAAGATTACTCGGGCTTTTTGCAGTTCAATGGTCTCTGGCGGGAAGCAAATTTCATCGTATGGCTTCAAAGCCGTAATGACAGGTAGATTCTTTGTGATTGTCTCGATGAACACCTTGGTTTCGCCAAACTGTCTAAGTTCATCGACCATTCTGCCCATTTCAACCTCATCAACACCTTCAACGGCAAGTTGAAGAAGAGAAACAGCCAAATCTTTTGAACCTTCATCCATGATGTAGTTCGGGAGTTGCCCTAGCGTAGATTCTGGGTTTTCCTGTAACGCCATATTGCAGATTTCCTGCAATTGAACCATAGTCACCTTGTTTTCACGCTTACCAATCTCCTGTTGCCAGCCGACAAAAGCGGCTGACCATCCGTAGGTGTTTGCGTAGTTAGCAAGCAATTTAGCCTCACGCAGGGATTCAATTCTAAGCCTTCCACCAATGACATGCTGAAGAAGCGTTGAACAAGCCGTAGCAAAAGCCGCATCCTCGACTGTATTACCAGTAACACGGATTTTGCTGGCTTTCCAAGTGTTTATGCAAAGTGCAACGACTTCGTTAATAACTCTGTCGATAAGTCGGATTCTGACATCTGAAGCACCCTCAAAAGGCATCGCAGGGCTTCCGTTACTTCGGATATCTGAGTACTTCTTGCCATCGTCAGACTGACCATCCCAACGGCAAAAGCGAATGTCATCAATTTCCTCAAGACCTGTGGCAAAAGAACCATTATACACAGAACGCTTAAACTCAAAGTTTAATTCTTGGATATCTGGTTTATCTGATGCGTAGGCAAGTTTATCGTGCATGCCTGTCTTATAATTATCATTTGGTTCCATTTTTTATGTTTTTATTAATATGTTCAATTAAAGAATCTCTGTAAAATTTGTGATGCCCACCTTTAGTGACATAGACAGCCACTTCATTCGTTTTTCTAAGTTTGTCAAGGTATTGTTTATTCAAGCCAGTCATCTCTGCGGCTTCAGCCTTTGACAGTAGTATCGGATATCTGTCCATCTTTAATATGAAAAACCTTTGTTATTCCCTGTGAACGAATTTGTATTGTTGTATTCTGGAGCCATAACTGCGAGATATCGTAGGCAGTCAATTGGGTCTTTGCTGGCTCCTTTTTCTCCGTCCGCACCAGTCCATTCTCGCATTGAGTATATAAGGTTCTGGCACTCTTCAGAAATATATAGTCTTGGCTGGTTAATAGTGCTTCTAGGCTGGGATGTGTCATAAGAAAGCCAGTCATTAATGATTGCAATGCCTTCTTCAAGCCGCAAACCTGCGGCAGGCTCAAAAAACATAGGTTTATCGCCAGAGTCAAGCAATTCTATCAAAGAAGTGCCTCCATCTCGACCAACTGCTTGAGTTGCACCTGCTCTTGGGTCAATAAAGCGTCTTTCTGGGTCTTTGCCGTCTTCAATCTCACGAATCAACTCCTTGTACTGGTCAATTCCCATTCCAGCACCATTTCTTTGTGCCGTACCAGCCTTTCCGTCTGCTTTTTCGCTAGGAAGAGCCCATTCACCCATAGAAATATCTGGAAACTCCCTAAAAATGTACACATTTCCGTCTTTCCCAACCCTAGCCCATATCATAAACCAGTTTCTAGCACCAGCAGGGTCAACTACCATGTAGTCAGTACCATCTTTAGGCACTTGGTCGGCCTTTACGATGTTGTGGTCATCGAATCTAGGGAACTGAGAGCCGATTGTGTTTTCTGCCCAGCCGTATGCTCGTATCTTAATCTCGTTGGTATTCTTACCTTCCAGCGTTTTGGCTAATTGGTCAAATGGGTTATACGGATTAAGGTCGGAATGGAACCAGATGCAGGCTGAGTTCTTGCGGAAAGAGTGTGCTATATATGGCATTTTGCCTCTTTCGCACCCAGCAACATGCTGGCTACCCTGCTCAAGCAGGGATGCTTTCCGCTGTTCCTTTATCTTGCACCCAGATACATAGTCCTTAACGACCTGCGAATAGCCTTGGACTGGAGTAAATGTAACACCCATCTTGCCTCTTCTAGTGACAATACGATATCGTAGAGTTTCAACCCAATCAAGAGGCACAAGTTCATCGCACCATATGAAGTCAACCTCACCACCTTCGATGACCTTCTTGTCTTGTGCGTAATTCATAAAGAAACATTGACTCTTGTTTGGCAAGATGAATGTGTTGTCGCTAAATCCGTTCTTCTGTGAATAAGAAATGTTGGTGACCTTGGTCTTCTTAGCGGTCTTCAGTTCCGCTGGCATGTACTTCCAGATGACATTCTGTTGCATCTGTATGCTAGACTGGGAGGTCGTGTGCAGACACCAGACTCTAGCGTCTGGCTTTGATGTAAGAATTTGCATGACCTTTTTAGCCGCCCACTCAGTCTTGCCTGCACGATTGCCACCCATCACGCACAACTCATCGAAATCAGACAGCAGTTTGTCCGCATCATTCCAATGCTTTGGCTCGTAGCCGTGGCGGTATGGGTCTAGTTTCTCAGCGAGTATCTTGTCCTCTCTGTCTTGCAGGAACTTGGCTACGAACTCAGCACCATACTTTAACGCAAGAGCCTTAATCTGCTCCTGCGTTGGTTTCAGTAAGACTGGGTGGTCTGATAATATCATTTACCCAGTTGGGTGTTATTATTACGCTGGGACAACTGTTTTTCGACCTGCGTTTCAAGAGATGAGTTATCGAAAGGGTCAAATATAAGTTTATTGACCATCCAGTCTCGCTGTGATTTTGGAGCATCCTTCATGTAATCATTTGTTCCAGAAAGTATATCAAGCCCCATTTTGGTTTGCAATACTTTATCAACAGGATACGCATAACTAGTAGTCCAATCCTTTGCCGCTAAAGGAAGTTTTGGAGTCTTAATAAATCCACTTATTGCCTGTTGCGGTGTAACTTCAGCCTTCTTTTTTGCGGCTTCTTCAAGTTCCCTAATTGACTCGTTTTGGTTTATGAAAAAATTAAGTTGTCCTTCTGTAAGGATTTCTCCAGCATTTTTCATTGTTTCTGAGAATGGAGTAGATGGTCCAATAATCCTATACATACCTTCTGGTGTTGCACCCTTTTTTAATTTAGGGTCTCTCCATAAAATATATTCTATTCCAGCCCTTCTAGCCAAGTCTGGGTCTCTTTCCAGTACATCTGGGTCTGAGACTAAATCAACGCCAAGTTTTTTTCCAATATATTCATAGTTGTATCTGCCTGTAAGTTGAACAAATGTCCTTCCACGGAACTTCCATCCATCGCCTTCTTCCTTGTTCCCCAATTGCGGATGATTCTGATAAAATACATTGGCAAACTTTTGTTCATCCCTAAGTAGACCATCTCTCTTTATTTTTTCTATTCCCTGCTCCCTTGTTAGCCCAGCAAAGTATTGATTGTCATGTTTAACATCCCAAAGTCTTTCTGCTGTTGTATAGTAAAGGCTTTCCCTTTTTCCACCACCCTCTGATTGTGCAAGCAATGCAATATTTTTGATGTAATTGTCATCCATTCCTCGACTACGCAGTTCCTCTACAAATTTCTTGTTTAGAAATTCAAACTTTTTAATAATTTTCTTTTCAGCCATATAATTAAAGTGGAGCCTTGTGTTGGGATTGAACCAACGACCTACTGTTTACAAAACAGTCGCACTACCGCTGTGCTAACAAGGCTAAGGTTATCTCTGGTCCATGAAGATGTGGAAATCGACATTCCCATCGTCCTGCATAGCAGGTACAAAGTATTTTACTCCCTTTTTCAAGGTGTTATTTTTAACGCCTTCCATGTACTCATCATAGTGCAGGATATTAGTCTTGTCCTCCTCGGTCATGTACTCGCTGGCTTGGGTGTTAGCCTTGATTTGGTCCATAGAATCCTTTGTGACCGACTTATAGATTGAATCCGTTCCATTGAGCAACTCAATCTCCATGTCCGACATAGCACCTCCACCGCTGATTGGGTTGCTGTTATTGCTTGGCACTCCAAGTCCCATTGATTGTTGAGCAGTTGGGTACGGATTAGCCTGCGGAGGGGTATATGGGGTAACAGTACCCTGTTGCAACTTCATGCTGACTGGCAGTCCGTTCCAAGATAGGGCTAGACCTCCATTAGAATCCATTCCAACCACCTTGTAGCCGTCTCCGACTGTATCACCAGCCTTGTGCCACTTCCCGCCTAGCGAGAAGATTTGTTGGTTGCCTTGACCAGCCACACCTGTCCATATCGGTGGCAATTGCAGGTTATTAAAATTAGGTTTTTTCTTAGTTTCAGCCATATTAATTCTTGAAAAGGAATCTCTTCTTCAGCATCAGTTTCGTCATCGGGGTCTTGAAAGGTTTCTACTTTTATAGTTCATCAACGACAGGGTTCAAAATTTTTAAAATTTGTCAACTGTCAATGATATCATAACCTTGATTTTTATCTTTAAGAGTTTCGTCAAGAGTCATAGAAGCAATTGTCATTAAAGACTTCATGTATAGAATACTGGCTTCCTTGTCAATTGTTGCTGGTTTTCCAGCAACAACAATCTTAACATCATCGGAGTTCGGCTTACCAATAACACCCACGAACCAAGGAATGTTCCATTTGGACATGTCTTTGGAAAGAGAGTCTAGGCAATGAGCCTCAAACTGCTCGTCATTGTAGACTGTGTCACTTTCCTTTGTAGACTGGGTTTCTTTTGACATACCAACCATGTCTATCTTTCTTGATGGTAATCCGAAGATTGACTCTAAAGCCTCGATTGTCTTTGCAGATTGCCGTGAAGACTTGCCCTTCCTTGTTCTTGACTTGGAGGAGGCGGGTATTGGGGAAGTTGCATCTAATGACGGAGACTTCTTGTTCGTTGGTTTCTTCTTCTTTTTCATTGATTTCTTTGGTGATTTGATTGCTTTCAAGATTGAGTTGGTCGGTGAGCCACGAAATACCAGCAGGAGTCCAGAGCCACTTGCGGAGTTTCTCTGGCTTGCCACTCAACTCCTTGAATGTCAAAAGGGGATTATCCCCGCACTTAGTTCTCCAAGTGCGGAGTTCATCACGGCTCAGACCGAGCCGCTCGCTAACATCTTTATCTGATACATTGTCGCTCATAATAATATAAAATTGAAAGTAGGGGTGGGGAGAATCGAACTCCCGACTTAGCCCTTATAAAGAGCCCACTCTAACCGCTGAGTTACACCCCCCGAAAATACGGCAAGCGGGGGTCGAACCCGCAACATCCAGTTTGGAAAACTGACACTCTGCCAATTGAGTTACTGCCGTGAAAGTAGAGGGTATCCGATTTGAACGGATGGGACTTTGACATCCAGCAGTTTTCAAGACTGCCGCAATAGACCACTCTGCCAACCCTCTGAAAGTGCTGAAGGCGGGACTTGAACCCGCAAGCCATTGGCGATTGATTTTAAGTCAATAGTGTTTACCATTTCACCACTTCAGCAAAACTGGAACCGCTGGGACTTGAACCCAGAACCAACGGCTTAAAAGGCCGCTACTCTGACCATTGAGTTACGATTCCGTCAAGGTTTACAAAGAGATTAGATTGACATGCCATTTGTAAACTTTGACCAAATGGTGGAGGCGGGGAGAATCGAACTCCCATTGCCCGAATGCAAATCGGGTTTCCTACCATTGAAAGAAGCCCCCATAGACCCACAAGGAGTCGAACCTTGACATAGAGAACCAAAATCTCTAGTGCTACCATTACACCATAGGTCTAAAATCACCGAGACAGGACTTGAACCTGCAATCCCCTGCTCCCAAAGCAGGTGCGTTAGCCATTACGCTACTCGATGCAGTTGATGACTGGCGGGGAGTTTCGGACCTCCTCTAGTATTTGCCAGAATCTTTCGACTCACCCATGTTTACCTAATTTCTTAGGTGATTCGCAAATACACTTTCCCTGTGGGAACGCCAGCAAATTTCAAAGAACCCGCATATTCAAACATAGTTTTACTCACTTGTCAACCAAATGTAAAAACTTCTTCCATTGACCCCATATGCTATAAAACCAGAAAATTCTTTATTCCCCGCTTGACTTCTTTTCTGACAATCCCCTTAATAATCCCCTTCCTCACCCTCGCTGATGCTCGGGCGGTTTTTACCTTTTGCAAAAAAAAGTGTAAGGCATGGAACCTAACATATCAACCTTCTGGCGGTTAAACGCTACCCCCTCCCCCCCTTAAGGGTGCAAACCCTTTTCTTAGGGGATGCATGAGGGGTTAAAGGGGTTAAACCCTCCAGCCTATTCACTCCCTTGGCTGGAGGGTGTTCCCCTGCGGGCGTTACCCGCTTGGTTGATGAGGTTGGTGGGTGGCACATGGTGGGCGGGGAGGCTAGGGGTTAGCCTCGGAAGGTGATGTCCCAACTGCCGTTGTCGAGGCAGTCGCTGACCGCAGAGGACACCTCATCCTCGATGTCGGACTTGTCGGCCTTGTCGGACATGTCGGACTCCAGCGTCTCAACCTTGCTCTCCAGCGTATCGAGGCGAGCCTCGAGGTGGTTGGCGGGGTGGGCGGGGTCGGTGG